TTCCGAAGCTAGCTAAAACTCCTGTAAAAACCGAAGCTATGAAAGTTGGATCTATCTTTTGTTGTGGTACACCTGGTATAGCAACATAGTTCAATGTTAGTATGCCACCTGACCAAACCAAAACACCAAGACGGACAAATGTACTGATGATAGCAGCTTGTTCGTCCTCATCAGGAAGCACTTTATCCTTGATTTTACCAAGAATACTCTTCTCTTCCTTTTTTATTTCTGCCATGAGATATAGTTTATTCTAGCCTTATTTAGTATCTAAGAATCCTTTCTTGATGAGCTTCTGCAACTCGGCAGTGCTGCCAGTGAAAATAGCGTTATTAGTAACATTATTTGTAGTGTTGTTTTTAGTCTCGTCAATTTCTTTTACCTTTTTCTGAAGATCCATTAGTTTGTCTGCTATATCAGCAGTTGACTTTAAGACCTGACCTGCTACCTCAAATGCTCTAGGAGATCCAGATTCATTTGCTACATCCATTATACCATCCAGAGTTTCTTGCCCTTTTTCTATTAAGTTATATAACTGTGCTCTGGAGTATTGATAATCTTTATCTATCTCAGCACCATGATCTTTTTTATCAGGTACATCTTTATGCTTATTAAACTTTTGCACATAAGAATGACCATCAGATGTAGTATTTAATGCATCATCAATTGGTTTAGACATTATACATCCTCTCTTCTAGTTGGACTGTATATCTTAGAATCACTAAACATATCAGTGCTCTCACTAAATCCAAAGTCATCTGAAGGACCTGCATCTACTGGATCTGGTTGTACAGTATACCTCATCTCTCTCTTAGCAGTATCAGTATCAGTATTTGAATAGTAATCAACTTGAACTTTCTTGATCAATCCATCTGTACTATCAGCAACAGGACCGAACAGATAAGTTTTAGCATTAAAATTAAATGTGTATAGTAAAACTCTTCTAGTTGTAAAGTCTGATTCGTACTCATCAGTAAAATTAATATTTTCTAATACAACTGGAATATCTCTTTTCTCTCCAATAGAACTTACTAAGTCTATTGTAATATTAAATGCAGGTTGGAAGAATGGAAGTATTTGTTCTACAATTTGTAATGCATCATCGTTCAATTTTGTCATTACATTTAATTCAAATCCTATGTTGTATGGAACAGGAAGATATACTTTTTTTGCTTTAGTATTATCTGCGGAATCAACTGCTTTAAATGTTCTAGTAATACTCGATTTTCTACTAGGATCATATGTCATGTCATTCATTTCAAATGACATTCTAGGTAATGTTATAGCAACTGCTTTTGATAGTTCTGCTTGCTGCTCTAATTTTGCCAAGAATTTTTGCTTAGGACCATAAGTTAAAGGGACTTTAGTTTCACTAAGAGTTCCTCCATTCCTATCTTCATGTCTGATTTGAATATCATTAAACAATGTACCGAAACCGATAATTGTTTTTCTTATAATTTCATGGTAAAAATAAGTACCTAACATTATACATCTCCAAAGGGATTAGATTCACTGAAGTCTAAAAGTGCATCAGCAGCAGTTTCAAATTCTTCATTCATATTGTATTCAGATCCTGCAGCATGATCACTTAAGTCATCATCATATGAAAGCACTTGGTATCTTGCAGACGATGCAGTACCAGTTATAAACTCTCCTGCTCTGAAATCACCAGTATTTATTGTAATTTGTAGTTCTCTAGTAACTTCGTTCCAACTTTGTACATATGCTTCAGTGCCAGAATCAGATCCGACCACTCTTTCATTTAGGTGATAAGTTCCTAATCCTACACTTAGAGGAGAACTAACTGTAACAGTTGGAATGCCCTCGTATCCAGAACCTGCATTAGTTAAGAATATGCTAGAAAGAACAGATCCTTGTATTATTCCTACAGCAGTTGCTTGTACTTGACCCGTTTTAATACCTACAGTTCCTGTAGTTCCTATTCCAACATCTGATGGATGTTGTATAGTTATAATAGGTGCAGAAACATAATTAGAACCTGGTTGTGAAATTCTAATAGATCCAATACCTGTGTTAGTCAATGTAGCAGTTGCAGCAGCACCCACACCTGGCGTTCCAAATCCTATTGTAGGTGGTTCAACATATGCAAAACCAGGATTGGTAATTGCAACAAAATCTATTGCATTGAGTAGACCTTTTTGAGTTGTAATAGCAACTGCCTGACCCATAGCATCTGATACACCTGCAGGTGATGGACTTACAACAATGCTTGGTGGAGTTGTATATCCAGATCCATCATCATTTAATGTAATTTTCTGTAATGCTCCTGACGGTGCAAATGTATCTACAGCTATTTGTGCTGTAGAACCAATACCTGCAAGAACAACTGTTGTTATATTTCCTTCTTCACTCAATCTAGTATCAATTTGAGCAACATTAGTGTCAATAATTTCGTCTTGTAACTGGAAGAGTTCACACTGCAATTCGTAAGTATAATTTTTACCTAACTGGAAGAAAGGCATTTCATGTTCTACATGTTTTATTTCAAATAATCTTTCTCCTAATGGGAAGAATATAAGATCTCCTTCTTTAGGTCTAGTTCCAAATAATATGTCACCATCTTGATCACCTTGTAAGTTGGTAGAGTTAAATTGAAATGGTGCTATAAAATCTTCAAACCTTTCTCTAGATATTGTTAGTGTAATTTCGTTCTGTAAATTTATACCAAACTTAGTCATTATATCACTACCTTTTGCATATCCTTCGTAGTTGTTTAGATATGCTTCCATCAAATAATTATCATTAAATTTAGATGACTGAACCTCACCTAATATATCATCAGTTGCTATTAATTTTCTAGGAATATAATATACATCTATTCCAAACATCTTCAAATGCTCGTCTACCAGAGACTGTACCAATCTCTGTTCTTCGGGTGAACCGTGTTGGAAAAAAGGTGAAACAGGCATATCAACCAATCATGTCAAGAACAGGAACTTCGTAAGTAGATAGCATGTTTGCTTCGAGTTCTCTTAACTCTAAATCACCATCTTCATAAATTTGTCTGCCATTTAACTCAGTCCCGCCAGGTAGTTTTACTCCTTGGTATTTTATGAGGTTTTGTCCCCATTGTTTTTTAGTTTTTGCAACAACATATCTTTTTAAAAATGAGTCGTTATATACTCCTATGTTATTTGCAGGATCCATAATTCTGTAACACTCTATCAATACAAAATGACTTACTGTTGCAGATGCCCAATCAATATCAAGATATAATTTATTATTTCTTTTATTAAATCTAATTTGTGTAGATGTAGTCAATAAGAAATTGATATCTTCTAGATATGTTTTAGTCATTGAATAATTTAGTAGACCATCATAACCCATATTGAAAGCAATATCATTTAAGAACAATTGATATTTTAAATTAAACATACCATTACTAAGTCCACTACTATCAAAGTTCATGACCTTTTCTATACCTAATATTGAATCAGGAACTGTCAAGTAATTTGAGTTCTCTTCAAAATCTCCAGATGTAGTTGTTGTAGTTGTAATACCTAATGTATTAGTACCACCTCTAGCTCTACCTCTTTTAATATCATCTTCTGTTAATTTATATTTTAACAGTACTTTTTCTACACCATCAAAATGTCTCTCATAAAAATATTGTAGAGAGTCATCTAGTAAATCATCAAACTGCTCATCAGCAACATTGACCTCTAATACAGGAGCACCAAGTTGTCTAAAAACATAGTCTTGTAATGTTACTCTACTACTAGGTTTTGCCATTAGAAGAAGCCTCCATCAATTGAATTAGTCCACTGTGGAACACCTGATGCATTTGTTGTCATAACATATGCAGAAGTAGTTAGGAATCCTACAGTGCTTGCAGAACTAACTAATCTACCATCATCTTCAAAGTATGCCATACCGTTAGGACCACTATATCCTATACCAGTGCTTCCACCTTGATCAGAACGATAGTATAATCCTTGTTTAAATGTTGCATATCCAACGATATGAACATTGTCTTGAATTGTAACTTGACCTACTGCAGAATCTAATACTAACTCACCACTATTAGTTGTTATCTTAGTAGTAGAACTACCTGCACCGATCAGAAGGTCAGATATTGTACTGACACCAGTTACGATCAAGTTATTTAGAGTAGATATTCCAGAGATGTTTATATTTCTACCATCTATCTCATCATATACAACATCACCAACAACATTTAAGTTACCTGCAACAAATACATCTTGGGAGAATGTTGCTATACCAGTAACAGTCATAGCACCACCAACTCTAATGTCAGATGCGACATTTAAATCGGTTATGATACCAGATTGTGATTTTAGATTTGTTATTGCAAAATCAGTTGCTAAACCTGCTGTTATTTTGGCATCAAGAATATCTGCATCAGCGAGATCTATAGCATTTGCAGTTACAACACCTGCTGTTGCTGTAATAGAAGTTCCGATTGAAACTTCTCCTTTATAAACACCATTGTCTATGAATGATGCAATACCAAGTAACTCTGTACCAGATGCTCTGATAACTACTCTGTCTCCAATACCAGATGCAGCAGGATCTGCATACATTAGTTTTAGAGTCTTATCATCAGCAGTTAAGAAGTCACTATTACCTGCAGCAGTTTGAACGCTGAAGTAATCACTTCTTACTTGTACTCTACCATAAGTCGCATTACCATTAGCATGTTGTAATATTGTATTACCTCTGTTATTGAAGGCATCAGTATCTTGATGGTAAATTTTAAAGTCTGTATTATCACCAATTCTTACCTCAACATTATCAGGTATATCTGTGTGACTATTAAGACCAACAGGAGAGTTGATTGTTAATGAACCATTTCCTATTGTTTGACCAACTGTGAAGTTAGTAACAATACCAGTATTAATCTTAGCATCAACAGCATCGAGTGCAGAAGCATCAATCGTTGTGATTGTTGCTGCAGTACCAACGATGTCTGTAATAATACCAGATGTTATCTTAACAGTTTTAAGATCAGCAGTCTCTGTATCAAAAGTTGTGATAGTAGCAACACCTGCTACATTTAATTGATCTAATTCTGCATGTCCATCTACATCTAAGTCACCGTTCACATCTAGAGTAACAACAGTCGTAACTCCAGTAACATTGATATTTTCAAATCTAGCAGTGTCTAGAACATCTAATCTGTCTCTAGGTGTAGCAGTTGCAATACCAACTTTTTGATTGGCATCAAGACGCATACCTTCAACATTATCAGTATTAAATCTGATAGTGCCATCAGCACCAGAATCATCCAGAGCAATAGAAGTATCATTCTTTTGGAACGCATCTAACTGAATAACTGTAGCAGTTAAGATACCTAAGATGTTTACATCACCAGTAATATTAATATCTCCAGAACCAGCTGGGTCAATGTTAATATCTCCCGAAGTAGATTCTATATTATTTCCTGCTATCTGGATGTTACCAAATGTACCACTGTTAGGTGTAATCTGACTGCTATTTGAACCATCAGTAATCGTTAGATTAGATAGTGCCTGTAGACTTGTTACTTGTTGTGAGAATGATACTGTACCATTTTCTTGATCAACAAAGAATGCTTCGCCAACTCTGAAATCTCCTTTCTGGTCAATACTTACATAAGATACATCACCGTTGTTTGACTCAGTAACTTCGTTTGCTTGTATTGCTAAGTTAGGATCATTACTAATGTCTCCACCTGCACCAACCATATTAAAGTTAATTGCAAATAGACGCAATGTAACACCATCACCATCAGCGATAATACCTTTCTGACCGTACTCAACTGCACAACTAACAGAACGCATGTCAGCACCAAACTGACTATAATCTGCTAGAATTACCTTAGTAGCAGTTCCAATTCCACCACCTGCTTGTGTGATACGAACATCTTGATTACGAATTACATCGTCACTAGTAGTCTTAATACCACTAGTACCATCAAAGTGTAGGAGTAGTTTTGTATCTTTATCTCCTGTTGGAGCAGAAGTAGGAGCAGTGAAGTTTGATGTATACTTAGCAACATCTTTTTCAATTCTTACCTCATCAATCCAACCTGTTACATTATTGCTTGCACCGTCAAAGTCTGCACCAAATACAATACCCTTAGATGAACCATAATCGGTAGTATCAGAAAACTTAATACCTCTTTGTGTACCATCAACGAATAATCTTGTGTCTGTGCCCTCTCTTGCTATTGCATAATGCTTCCAGACTCCAGTAGCAATACCTGCACCAGATCCAGTAATAGCAGTAGTTGTACCAACTCTTAGATCAACCTCACCTGCAGCACGGAATGCAAGACTTAGACCTTCAGCATCAGTGCCACTGTCTCTTAAGTCAAATAGAGTTGCACTAGAAAGACCAGTTGTATTAGCATATGCCCAGAATTCAATTGTGAAGTCTGTGTTTGTACCAAATCCAAGATCACCACTAGAAGGAACACTAATAGAATCGTTACTACCATCTAATTTAAGTGATGAAGTACCAAACTTTTTAACAGTAGTATCTAACTGAGCATCATCATTAAATGTTACTGATTTGGCAGTCCTAGCATTAAGAACTTCAAATCCAAGTTGCTTACCAGTTACACCTAAGTAAGTTCCATCATAAGATGCAACAACAGCACTACCTAATGAAGTGGTTCCATCAGTATCAAACAGAGTAATTGTATTACCAACACCAACAGTTGTGATACCTGTCAATCTTAATCTAGTCTGACCTGCAGAGTGTATACCTAATGTTCCAGATACACCTTTGATCGCTTCTGATGCAAAGTAAGTAAAGCAATTGATATATTCACAACGAGAACCGTTGGTTAATACAACACCTTTACTGTTAGGTACGATAAATGTAACCTCGTTGAACAGCATCGCTGCCTCAAGCGATCCTGATGCTACCTCAGAACCATCTAAGTATGCACCACCACCAGAAAGATATGATGATGGATTAGAATCAGCAGAAGCATAACCATATGGATCAGATGAAGTAACATTACTACCTTTGTTGAATACAGTTACTCGCTGTACATAAGGTGATCTGCTAGTAAGTGCAATACCTGGTGCATACTTGAAAGCATAACCTTCATTTGCTGATGTATTGAAGAACATATCAGCAATGGTAATATCTTCAATAACAGATCTGTCATTAAGTAAGAAAGCATCCTTTTGCTTAGTAGCATTAGTAGGAATAATTTTAGTAGCACGAAGACCTGCACCTCTGATTGTTAAACCAGCTGGAACAGTAAGTGGGAATGTTTCTTGATAAACACCTGCAGAAATGCTTAGAACATCATTAACACCAATATTTGTGATCTGTGATAGAGCATATCCAATTGTTCTAAATGGTCTTTCTGCTGTTCTACCACGAGATGCATCACCGTCATCAACACCATTTGTAGATACAAACCATGTATCTAACTTAGCATTGATTGTTGCAATACCAATCTGAGCAGGTTCTTTCCATACAACTTGTCCTGCAGCATTAGTGCTCAACATATGTTGAGTATTAACACCAACGACTCCTGTAGAGTCATAAAGAGAAGTTATGTATCCTGCATTAATCTTAGCAGTTAAAGCATCTAAATCTGTAACATCAATCGTTGTGATTGAAGCAGCAGTACCAACTATGTCAGTGACTGCTAATCCTGTAATATTTGTATCCTTAGCATCTAATGTTTCTACATCAAGAGTTGTTATTGTACCGTAAGTACCTACCAATGATGTGACAACACCTGCTGTTATCTTAGCATTAAGAATATCGCCATTACTTACATCTAAAGTAGCGATTGTTGCAGCAGTACCAACTATGTCTGTTACTGCAACTCCAGTAATGCTTATGCTTGAAGCATCAAGAGTTTCTACATCAAGAGTTGTAATCGTTGCATATGTACCAACGAGTGATGTTATTATACCTGCAGTAATTTTAGCATTAACTATGTCACCTTCTGTTGCAGAAATCGTTGTTATTGTTGCAGCAGTGCCGACAATATCTGTAACTGCTAATCCTGTAATATTAACATCTTTAGCATCTAATGTTTCTATATCAACCGTTGAGACAGTTGCGTAAGTGCCTACTAGAGATGTTACTACACCTGCAGTAATTTTAGCATTTACGATATCTCCTTCTGTTGCAGAAATCGTTGTTATTGTAGCAGCAGTACCAACAATATCGGTGACTGCTAATCCTGTAATATTGACATCTTTAGCATCTAATGTTTCTACATCAAGAGTTCCAATCGTTGCATATGTACCAACTTGTGAATCAACACTTAAATCATCAATATAAGCAACACCGTTAATGTAGATATCTTTCCATTGTTGACTAGGACTACCAATGTTATAGGTATCGTCATCATCAGGAATGAAACTTGAATCAATATCAGCATTAAATACAATATTATCTGATACAGAATCACCAAGACCAATTGTACCACCTTTGAATGTTACATTACCAACGAATGTTGATGCACCACCAACTCTGAAATCTTTTTCTACATCTAGACTATTGTTTAAGTCAACAAACTGAGTTACAGTGAGTCCACCACCAATGGTTACATCAGAAGATGCATCCAGAGTTGTAACAATACCAGAACCTATTGTAGCAGTTACAATATCAGCAGTGTTGAAATCAACTGTCGTAATTGTTGCTGCAGTACCAACTATGTCGGTAATGATACCTGCTGTAATTTTAACATCCTTAAGATCTGCAGTTTCAGTATCAAATACTGATATGGTTGCAGCAGTACCAACAATATCTGTAATGATACCTGCTGTAATTTTAACATCCTTAAGATCTGCAGTTTCGGTGTCAAATACTGATATAGTTGCAGCAGTACCAACTATGTCGGTAACAGCAACTCCAGTAATGTTTATATTTTCAGCATCTAATGTTTCTACATCTAAAGTTGTTATAGTTGCATAAGTACCAACCAAAGAAGTAATAATACCTGCAGTAACATATGCTGCCTCTACACCAAGATCATTGACATCAATTTGAGGAATTGTAGCAACTCCAGATACACTAACATCACCATTTACTGCGAGTAAAGCGTCAGGTGTGGTAGTTCCTATACCAACCCAGCCAACATTATTACCTGAGATCCATTTTGTATCTCCAGAACCAATTATTAATTGAGTATCTTCTGTTGTTTGTGCAACATCTTGATTTAAACCAATAATTACATTACCACTACCAGAGTTATACTTACCTGCAGATTGTCCTATGGCAATGTTATCATTACCTAAAACATTGTATAGTGAGTAAGCACCAATAGCAATGTTATTACTTTGATCAGTTGATATACCTGCTCCCCATAATGCCTCACGACCTAAACCAATATTCTGTAAATGATTTTCTTTACCACTTGTAGTTGTGATACCTGCATTTACGATTAAGAATCCATAAGTTCCACTTAATCCTATGCTACCACTTGACAAGTAAATAGCATCATTAGTATCTGTAAGTAATGCAAAGTCATCAGTTCCTTTAATCGTAAAAGGTCCTGCTTTAGTTTTATCTAAGTGTCCGTTACTTGCACCACCAATAGTAAATGTTAAGTTGCCACTAACAGCAGTATTAACAATACTTAAGTCACTAAGAGCTTCAACTGCAATAGCAAACATACCACCAGATATGTCAGTTATACTTGCAGCTGCTATACTACCATATGCTCTATAATTGTAAGGATCATTTGGTAAAGTACTACCATTTGAGAACTGAATAGTTGTAGCCTCACCTGTCTCACCATATTCAATAATTGTTTGAGATCCTAAGTCTTGACCTGCTTTGTCTCCTAAGAAAATATTATATGAACCTTCTGCTCCTTGTCCTGCAAAGTTACCTACAAATAAGTTTGATTCTGCTTGTGTCTTACCACCTTTTTGGAAAGCACTATGTCCAATAGCAATATTTCTTTTTGTAAGAGTTGATATACCTGCTTCTGAACCTGCAAAGTTACCAATAAAGAACCCTTGACGATCGTTACCATCTGTTTCTAGTACACCTGCTTCTCTACCAATTCTAATTAACTGAGTTCTAAAGTCATAGTTGTTCTCAATCGTAGATATGCCAGTAACTGTTAAGTTTCTAACTGTAGCAGCATGACTTACATTGACTTGTTCAAACTGTGCTGATGTAGCGTTCCAATCTAAAAATGTACCACCAACACCTGATAGTGCAGTAACAACACCAACTCCCGCAGTAGAAACTTCTACATCTAATGAACTTGTTATTCCAAGTGTAGCAATAGTAGCAACACCTGTGATATTAATATTTCTACCAGTTACTTCATCATATACTAAATCACCAGTAACATTTAAGTCACCAGAAACACTCAAATCTCCAGAAACAGTTGCTGCAGCTCCTACTAGTAAATCTGTTGCAACAGTCCAACTTGATACCTTAGCATCAGAGTTAAGAATAACTGCTTTGTTGGCAACTGGTTTACCAAAATCTGCAGGGTTATCTGCTATTACCTGTGTATAATATTCACCACCGATCGGTATTGGTGCTTCAGTGTTACCACTTGGATCACCAATGTATAATTTCTTATATGATTTACCTGCACCTACATTGGCAACATCGTATGTATAGATTAATTCACCAAAGGAGACACCAGTTCCAACGGGTGCTGCGGTTGGTGGCGATGTTCCCTGCGTTCTTTTTATCAGTATGGTTGCAGACATTAGTATTCCCCTCCATCAATAGTTACAGATGGTAGATTTGTTTGTGCTACAAATTTGGCAGACGCTGAGTCATAAACTAGGAAACTACCGTTACCTAGATTATTAGCGTTTACATCAGAGAGTAAAACTAGTTTACCTCCTCCACCGCCTCCTAATGCTCCACTAGCAATTACCTTTACTTGGCTGCCAGTACCAACTCTTAATGATGGCATTACCTTGTTACCCCTGCTCGAACAGTGACCATTCCTTCAACGACTCTTACCTTTTGTGTACCGTCATTCAAGACAACATCATACAGGTAACGACCAGGTTTTATGTCGGTTGTTATAGTGCTTGCCATAGAGATTTTTATTTCACCCTCCAATGGACTAGATACCGTCGATGCAAAGGCAACATAACTTGTTGCACCTGCCCATTTACGCAGTTGTGATGATGCTGTGAATCCTGCTAGATTTAAGACTGTTTGATTATCATTATCACCAAGAGCAAATAAATGCTCAAAATCACAGCCCGATTCTATCTGCAGGTTAGAGACATATACTGCCATCTTTTATGCCGACTATTATCCTATAAGGTATTTAGCTTCCTTAACTCCAATACTAACTCTTGCAACTGAGATTTAACTTCAGATAGGTTTTTATCTATACGATCTATATCATTTCTGATGATTTCCAAGTCATTTAGATCGCTAAAATTACTTTTTACAGCATCATCACCATAATGGTATCTCAAAAACTCTTGTTTTGGATCTCTCATAATTTTTCAACTAATAATTTAAGCATTTCTTTCATCTCACCAATATCCTTTTTCATATTATCAATTTCCTCTCGTTCTTTTCTTTTCTTTCCTTTCATTTGCATGTATGTATTATAACTGGAGTTGTCGTCATTGACAATAGCTCCAGTTTTTTCATCTCTATAAAGATGATCATGTCCTTGTACAGGGATCATGCTAATGCAAGTGCCCTGACATTTTTAAGAATTGGAACTCTTGCAGTATCCGTACCATTCATTACAACCTTAATTATGAATCCAGTAAAGGGTTCTAACTCATTGACAGTAAATTGATACTCAACAAATTTCTCTGATGATGCGATAAATTTATCTGCACGACCATCGTTTTCGTTAGGATCAATAGCAGTGTCTCCAAAACCATCTCCTGTAGTGTCAATATTATTTTTGTAACCTGGGAAGAGAACAAACTTTTGATCTTCTTCACTGACATCAGGTCTAACCAAACTATACAATACCCTAAAGTCTGAATCTTGAGGTCTGTAAGCATCAACTATAACCTTTAATGATGTTGCAGGATTCTTAATACTAATTGTTTTTGACATGTAGTATGAAGTATGTGGATCACCTGTTAAACGATTAACTCTACTGTCATGTGCATAGTTATCATCTTCGATCGGTTTATTGATTCTATTTGATGTAAACTTAAATGCAGCTGTATCTAAACAAACCATTGGAGAACTGAAAGTATTTCCATTGTTTGATATGGACATTCTAGCAGTAATTGATTTGTTTCTAAACATGTTAGTCAACTTGTTATTCTCGTTAACTTCAGAAGCAACCAATCTTGTGTTTGGTAATTTAGTTTCTTTGTTGATAAGAATATCTTCAAATCCTTGGTCTGCAAATGAAACTTCATTTCCATCTACGCTAGTACCACTGACTGTTCTAATAGTCATGTCTACTTCATCAAAATCACTAGGTGTAAACACATCAATTAGAGGTGTTATATGATCATACATTATATTTCTAGTTGAGTGAACATGTTCTCCACCAACAAACGCATCACTATTAAATGATAGTTGTGGTTGAGATACACCAGAAATGTCAACAGATCTTCCTTCTCTATCAATCTTGATTAAGAAAGTATCCATGCTTCTTTCTAATGCCTGTACATCATGTGTCTTATTAATTTTATTTAATGCAACACCAGATACCTCATACTTTTGTATGGATGAACCTTGAGCATGATTGATAGATTGAGTATTGTCTATTCCTCTAACAATTCCACTTAAAGTGTTTATTCCAACAGAAGTGTAAGAAATAATTTCACTGTTTATTATAGCATATCCTGTATTTGCTGCACTAACGAGGACTCCCTCAAATACATCAAATCCAGTACTATCTCCAATCGCAATAGCACTCGTAGTAGAGTTGACTATTGTAGATGTGACAGTTGGTAAAGTGTCAGGAGTTGCTCCTGAGATGATAACTTTGTTATCTGAACTATACATGCCATGATTAAAACAACCAACCCTAGCATACTCACCAGTAAACTTACTACCAGTGGCATCATATGTTATTACATCTAGACCACTATCAACGACAGTTCCTGCACTGTGATTGTATGTTATACTATTTCCTACAGTAAATTCTTCTGCTTGAATATTTGTAAGGAATAGGGTATCTAATCCACCAAGAGAAGCAATACCAAGTCTACAACCAGAACCAGAACCACTCATATCAGCAGTTACAATTCCAACTACATCTCCTATTTGATATCCAGAACCAGTTGCAGATACAGCAACACCTGTAATAGGTGATGCACCTGTACCAACAACCACAGAATGAAGTGTTAAACCTGCACCTTTTCCTGTTATCGGATAAGTATTTACAAAAGCATTAGGTGTTCCATAATTAGAACCAAATGAGTTAATACCAAGTATTCCATCTGCTCCAATACCTTCTACAGGTCCTCCAGTAGACTCAATTATAGCAGATCTATAAGTTGCAGAAGCATCTCCAATTGTTCTACCAACTGTAAATACAGTTCCAATAAGTCCTGCAGTCGTTGTAGTTGTAATACCTAAAGTTGCTTTCTTAGGAAGTGTATGTATTGGATTATTATTTAATACAGGTAACGATCCATTATTTCCTCTTAGTGGAGGATTCTGGAGAGTTATGATAGCATCATCAGTAGAAAACTCTGCTCTATAAAGTTTGAAACACATGTCTTCAAACTGACATGGAGTCCATGTAGATGAGTTCTGTGACTTGAATATAGAACCAACTGAGAATTGATTACTATAAACATTTCCTGCAACTGCAGGTAAATCCTGTGCATTAATAGCAGTCTGACCCATCTCTGCTGTAAACACCTCATATGTGTTGAAAGGTGATCCTACAACAAAACAGTATTCTGTATCAGGTTCTAAGTATATTGGACTTGGGAATTTGATGTTAGTTGCAACTGAAGCATCTGAAGACACGAATGCCTCATCTGCTGTTAAGTCAACTCTAGCATCAGGAGATACCAATTGTTCTGTTGGTAATCCTATCTGCATTGTCCTTATTTCTACCCACCAAGGCACGGTTGGATCGGAGACATCAGCGAAGAATACATCAACTGATGTTACATATGCTCCTTCTTCACCCACTCTGAATGATTGTGCCAAGGGATCTCTTCCACCTCTCCTTCCTCTTCTTCCTCTATTACGCCCTCTTCTCCTTATTCTTCTTCTCCAACGGTTTCTTCTTCTTCTTCTATTGTTTCTATCCTCTTGTTGGACACCTCTGTTTATAACTGTAGTTTGTCTTATGATAACAGGTGCAGGAGGTGGTGGAGGTGGTGGAGCAGTTCTATTGGTAAATGTAATAGTTACATCTCTTTGTATTGTTGTAGTTTCTAATGTTGTTACACTTACATCAGTTTGTATAATTCTTGTAGTTCCTCTTGCAGAGAATACAGCAGTTGCATCTGATACTGATGTTCCACCTCTAATACCTTCTTCATTATTCTCTTCAGTAGTAACTTTAACTTCCCTTTCACCTGATCTTATTTTTGCAAGTGGTTCTGGTGTTGAATATGGATCTCTAATCCACATAGCAGCAATAAGGTCACCAAATGTGTCTGAGTTTAATGTTAGATCTTTAATTGTTGCCTGTGCTCCACTAGTCTGTCCTGCTATGACAGTTCCTATAGGAAGATAACCAAAGAAGTCTCCTTGTGCTGCTTGAGCAAGTGAAGCAGTATCAATATTAATTGCAGTAGAACCTTGTGAGTATGCTGTAGGTAATGTTTCGTTTATATCTAAAGGGTTAGCATCATATGTTTTTGTAGGTGCAGCGAAAGGTCCTTTCTTATGATCTGGTCTACAAAGTCTGAAACGATATGTTTCACCATTGACTAATGCAGTAATTGTTTCTCCAACAGTAAAAGCACCGACAACATTATCAATACCTATAACTTTAGGAACGACATCTACATTAGACATCTCATCAAAGAATTGATAATATCTAGAGTTAGGTCTTAATCCACTTGCTTTATATTCTATATTTCTTGATCTTATGAAAGGATCAAATGTTTCACTTTCTATAAAAGTATTTTCTGATGTAATATCATCTCTTTCAACTTTTTGAACTCTATCTACAGATCTCAACGCTAATGCATCTTCACCAAATCCACCATTAATTTCTGTTAAACTAACTCTAGTATCAACATTTTGTCTTCTGATAGTTTTATTTTTTGTTACTCCTGCTGTGTTTACAGTATTAATCCAGTTGTCACTTGTAGGATTTAACTTTAGTGTACCTGTATAATCATGCACTAAGAATGGGTTTAAGTTTTCTACTCTAGTAGCAAAGGTCTGTTCGACCATTGTTGTCTCAGTATATTTAAGACTAACCATTCTACCAGTCTTTACAGCATTCTCATCTAATAGAGCATAATCTGTCTCAGTATCTAATGTCTCAGGAGGAACTTCTGAAGATGGAACTACTGCTGCATCTATAGAATTAAAATCTTTTAATGGCATTAAAAGACCTTTTTTAATATCAACATCAACAGGTGAAGCAGGATCAACTAAATCTCTACTCTTAAATGAATCTGCAAAAAATCCACTCTTGAATCTATCCAGTCCATCAGCATCTTTAATTTGCAAATTCTCAATTTTTTGTTCTAAGAAAGATAATGTTGTAACATTTTCTAGATGCTGTACTCTATCTTCAATTACACCAATGTCACGCATTGTGTATCTACGATTATCAATTAAATATACTTGTACATCTTCAACATCAAATGTATATGGTGGCCATACAATAGTTGCTATTGTCATACCATCTACATCATCAGCAGGTGCTTTAGGAATTTCTTTATCTACTCCTATAACCAATTGCATGCCTTGACCAGGTTTAAGTATTAACTTGTCTATTCTGGCAAGATAATTTTTAAACTTAAATTTAGAAGATTCGTTTGGTGTTACTTTTCTTGCACTGGAAAGAATACTGCCTCTATGGAAGGGAGAGAATGGACCCCATATTTGAGATGCAGGATCATATGTATCAACTCTAGGTCTAAAATCAAGTGTATCAGTTGCTCTTGTTTGAGACAATCCTATATCGGGAACATCTTTTGAAAATCTTTCTGGATCATAACTAGCAACAGTAAATACATCTCCAGTATCTGTAGATGGTATATCATACTTATCAAATATAACTGTAATTTGTTTTGTAGGAATATAGTTATCATTAAGTCTTACTATAGAAGAATATCCATAATACTGTTCTTTTTGACCTTTATCTAAAACATATTCATTTGTTATATTTTTAAACTTACCATTGATAACATTTTGTAGAACTGCAGTAGAGTTAGATTCACTAAATGTTAAATTTTCAAGAAGATTGAATTTATCAACAGTTTGATATACGATACTAATATTACTATTACCAACATCAACTTCTGTTATTCTTGCAACAGCATTAGATGTTTCACCTATTATATTTTCACCTACTATCGCATTTTGGAAAATAGGATCAGTTGATGTAAATGCCAACTTATCAAATATTGGAGCATTTGCATCCAGTGATTCGTAAACACAAACAACATTTACTACATCAGGACAATTTAAAGATATATCCGCATCTTGCACTCTTAAACCATATAATGCTGATTCTGTTAATCCATCATTAAGACCAATGTTAACAGCATTACCAGTTGCAGCATTAGAAGATCTTGTTATATTAACTGACTGACTTTTCTTAAATTCTTTTACTTTACTTCTTATATTACTCTTGATAACAGTTACATCAACCTTTATACTAGTCTCACTAAATTGTAAGTTATTGATTGTTAATGTGTCACTTGTTATGACAACTTGAGAATCGTCTATTATTGCAATTGTTCCATCACTATAAGTTACCTTATATCTTTCTTGATCAAATGCTGCAAAAGTAACATCATTAAGACTTAGTGCACTAGTATTTACAACTAAAACTCCATTAGCATCTGTGGATTCAGAAGTGACTTGATCACTTAATAATAGTTCTGCTTCAGTAAGATCTACTTCACCGATATTGCTTTTAGGAAATGGAAGATATAAACCAGAATTATTTTCAGAAGTTAATTGTTGTTGACCTAAGAATATCGCACCTGTATATGTACTAGATGGTAAACCTCCTAGAAATATATTTGCTACTCCTGTCGTTGCAGCTAGTTTCATGTTAGTACCATCTGCATTAACTTCAGTAACAACATTTCGTTGAGGTAAAGTTTCACCAGCTACGGTATATGTTATAATTTGATTGGGTTTAAATATTTCAAATGTTTTGCCAGGACATGTGACAGTTCCATTAGTGGCAATTTGTACAAGATCAGTCTTATCAAATCCTAGAGGTAATACATTGAATAATTTTTTCTTAGAGTAGAAAGTATTACCAGTATCTCCTATATTCTCTACATCATTAATATCATATCTTACTACTTTTTGTATTGATCTCTGTAAGTTATAATCATTAGTAAATATAAGTTGTTCTCCGTCTAAAAATCTACCAGACACACCCTCTACTGTTATTGTACTACTGGCAGTTCCTGCTGCAACACTAATACCTCTAGCACCACTCTCAGCACCTTCAACAGTAATTGATCTTGGCCATGTAACATATTCATTTAATTGGAGATCATTGCGTAATTGTACATCAAATAAATGTAAATCAAACTCAGTTGATTTATCCTTATACTTTGAATCTGACAATGCAAAATTATATACCTTTGCAGTTCCAACAATAGAACTACTAATACCACTTCGTAAATTAACACTATCTCCTTGTATAGGAGCACCCTTGACATCTTGTACTATTAGTTTATTACCTAATCTAAATGTGAAAGATTCTTCGATAAATTCATCTTGCAACAATCTTGCTTTAGGACAATCAATAATTTCTCCCTGTGTGGAATATTCATAACCTTTTACATATGCAGTACCTGGTGATATTTTTATAGCAGTTAATTCTTCTTCTGGTTCTCTTCCCTCTCTTGTGGTTTCGTTCTCGAAATAAACACCACCACTTCCTTGACGATCATTTAAACTTTCTTGAACATCAACTATAAATGGTTTTAGTGCATAGTCCCCAGACTCATCATGTGTTCTTTTTGCAAGATAGTCTAAAATTATATTGTATTGAGAATTATTATTATTTTCCTTTTCAATAGTTCCTTCTCTGACTCTAACAACTTCTATAAAATCAGTATCATCAAAATCAGTTATTGGTTTTTTGCTAAGAATTAATTCTATTTTTAATCTATCAGCACCTGGTGCAGCAAAGTTGGAAAATCCTTTCGCATTATCATATAAACTGGTATCTTCTTTTGCAGCAATCTCTGATTCAACAACTTGCAAACCTACTCTATATGTGCTATCATTTGTATATTGATCTAATATAAGTGTTTGTTCGTTAACTCTAACAAAAGTACCTCTTACAAAGTAAACACCACTTGCTATACTAGCTGCTGATCCTGTTAAAGATGCATCTACAGCAATAGTTGATGCTATTGAAGATCCTATATTTAATGTTGTGTTACCATAAGTTACTGAATCTTGTAGTATAAGTAATTCAGAATTACTAAAGAGATCGAAAGCTCCACTGGGACCTGGTGAAATATATTTTACAAATATTGTTGGATTGTTATTAGTAGATATGGATGAGGTTATACAGTTTACTACTTTTGCTACTACACCAGAAGTTTGACCTTTTATTTTTTTACCTTTAAGTGCACTCAAATATACTTCAACATCAGTTCCTAAGTGAGTTCCATCTAATTGAACTGCAAAATATTCTGGATCAAAAGTAATACCGCCAGGTACTACAACAGATCCTTCTTTAAATATATGACTACCAAACTGTTCAACCTGATTTTGCAGAATAGACTGCATGGTTGTAAGTTCACGAGCCTGTACTGGAAAACCTGGTTTAAAAAGAACTCTATGAAAATTCTTGGTTCTGTCAAAGTCGTCGTAATAAGGACTTATGTTTAGATTGGTCTGTTGTGGCATCTTTTTAGAACTCTAATACGATTTTAATGTCTTCTTTTTGACGCTCATTTCTTGTAATAGAGGGTCTGTTGTCAAGATAAATTAAATCTCCACTGCGTTTATTTATCTCAGCATCGGCAAGTCCATTTGTAAACTGAACTCCTAAGTCAACAGTCTTACCTGCAGGGGTTACAGTGGATATGCCACTAAAGGTTGTATCTACATTAACACTAAATGCGGTACTGGTAACAGCATTTGCAGTTGATGTAAATTCTAAGACTGGAGTTTGATTAGCAACATCTGCACTATCAGTCGGATCATACTTATTTGTAAATGATAATGTTCTATCTTGGAAATACTTAATTACCTGAGTATCAAGATCATAAGATGCAACATAACCTCTAGCAGTTCCTACACCAGTTATATTTTGTTCTATAACTGTGCCAATACCAAGAGACTGTGAAGTGTCTCCAGTAAATTTAATAGATTTTAGTGCAGAAAATTCTGATGTTTGTAGGAAGGTAGTTCCAGAAGCACCAACTGCTTGAGGATTTCTAACTAATCCAACCTGACCAAATATTGTATCAGGTACAAAATCATAAGAAGATGCATCAAATCTAGTGTATATCAAAACCTTATCAGTTCCCAATTCTTTATAAGCATTAAATCCATGCCCTAAAGTTGGTGGTATTATGGGACTTAGTTTGGCGAACCTACCATTAGTCGAAACAGTACTATTAATAGAAGATAAATCAACACGGCCATAACTATAACCTTGCCCTCCTTGCGTTACTTGTGCTTGAATAATCTCACCTGTTGTATTAGTTAAGATTCTTACTTTTCCTCCAGTACCATCGCCTAGTATATCAACTTCTATAGGACTAGAAAGAAAATTATATCCTCTACCAGGATCATCTATAGATACAACCTTTATCTGGTTATTGTTGACAGTTGAATCTCCATTATCTCTAACAACTTTCACATCTGCATTAGTAGTTGTTTCCCAATCATTAGGAACAGCAACATATTCAGTAGAATCAAATTTTACAATGTCCGCAGGAGGAACTGTAAACATATATTTCCAAAGGTAACCATCACCACTTACACCTGCAGAGGATGGTTCTAGGTCTGTAAAACCTGGTTCATCTAATGATGCACTAGCAATTGTAGTTATACCTGCAGATCCATTATTAATACAAACATAGACTCTGTAGTCTTTGTTCATAACATAATAACTTGATGAATATAATCTACTAGAGTTGGAAACCAAAGAACGGTTAGTTGTGCTATAATCATGACGGTACATGTCATATGATGTACCTTTTGTCCAATTTACTTTTCTAATTAATCTTCTTACATCGCCAGGAAATATCTTTCTTCCAAATAACATAGTATCATACACATGATTATTATAATTGATACTATCGACAGGTGATGGTGGTTGAACAGTAGTACTATTCCAAGTATCTGTTCTTCCGAATCCCGATACTGTAGGATTTGCTAATCCAAGAAAAGCATAGTAAGAGTTATCCCCACTCGTAACATCATCCATGAAGTTATTAGCGTTGATAATCCTAAATTGATCGGTTATAATTGCTGCCATTGCAATATTCTATAAAAAGAGTCTTACTATTTTGATATTTATAAGGTTTTATCGAGTGCTCCAGTATTACGCAACCCAATATTCATACGCTTGGCGGTTGGCCATTCGTCTAGGTCTGGATTATAATTCAAACCTTTAACAGAGATGTTAAGAGGATATGCTACACTTCTCAATGCGGAAGAGAATCTTCCCCATGTTAACCTTGCTGCAGGATGTAGTGTTGAACCAACACCTACAAGTCCACTTACATCAGTTCCAGAGTGTATATTGCATGTAGCAACACCAGTTCTAGAACTACCATCCCAAGATATAGCAGAGACATAGTATATATTGTCCACATCAAAGGTGCTGACACCGACTATATCGGAATCATGACTATCAATACTGGTAATCACACCCGCAACAGGTTGTAATCCAGATCCATAAACTTGAATTGGATAACCTGCTTCTAAATCTTGTACATAAGAAGCATTAAATTCATTAACTAGATTGTTAGTATCTAATTGTAATACAAGACCAAGATCAGTTCCAATACCTGCTGATGTTGTAATACCAGTAATTAAACCAGTATATCCTTTAACATCAGTATTTAATGGATCAATGTCACCCCAAACTTCATAGTTGACACCTGCCTGTGCAGTAGTTCCAAATCCTACATTAGAGGCATGTACAAATAAACTAAACGAATCTGCTAAGTTACCATCAATATCTCTAAAGCGTTCTGTGTGATTAGTAAACAAGAATGTATCAGTAGAAGCAATAGATGCTAGTACATTACAAATAGGTGTTATTTGTGCTTCATATTGATCCCTTGCTTTAGAAATTAATCCACCACCATATTCAATGTCTTGTTTTTGTTTAGTCCATCTTAGAGGTTTAAATTCATTATTATTAACACCACTACCTTGATAGAATGGTGTCTCAACAATAGATGCTGTTGCAATTCTTTGAATTACTCTTTCATCCCTTTGTGCAAAGTTAGTTGTATCTTTAGCAACATTGTTTCTTTCAATTTCTGCACTCTTGAATAATTCTATTACATCACCTTCTTTGACAGTTTCATTAACATCAAATATGAAACTATCTTGACCAACTGTTCCTCTGTAGAAGAATATAAACACATCATCTTCATCTGTTGGTGCAGAGTCAAATGATATGGATGTTCCACCTTCAAACTCATAGTTTATGCCAGGTTCTTGAAGTACACCATTTACAAATATTAGTAGAACAGAATCTAATTCTATAAGTCTAGATTGTGGATCATCAAGATCTTTTTCAAAACTAACTAACTGGTTCTGATAATAAAGTGGGAATCTCTTGTCTCTTCCATTTTGGAATGGTTTGATATTATCAATGTAATCTAACTGTCCAAACTGCCACGCAGAAATATCATCATTAAAGATATTAGAGACTGTTATTTCAAACGGTAAGAAGTCATCACCTGCAGTAGGATCAGTTGATAATCCAGCTAATGTAAATTTATCACCAATCTTGAATCCATAACCAGGTTTGCTAAACTCCCATTTAGAAACTTCAAATAGTGTAGAACCTGCACCTGTATTTGTGCTTACTCCAATAATGTCTACAGTAATAGAAGCACCAACACCTGCAGTTGTAGTATTGCCAAGTCCTAGTCTGTAAAGACCTTGTATTCCTAAATTAGAACCATTAGGATCAGGAGCAGATAATTGTGTTCCGCTAGTATATCCTGTTCCTGCATGATCAATACTAAAGATTAATGAACCACCTGCACCAACAGTTGCTGTAATTGTTGCTCCTGATCCAACAGGATTTGTAACACCAATAGATACGGTTCCTAAAAGTTGATTATAACCAGAACCAAATGTTAGATCATCCAAATACTTGAATGCATATGGTGACCCACCACCATTATATGTGTGAGGTATTGTACTAGGTCCTACAAAAGTATTGAATATTGTAGGTGATACTATATTCGTTATGTCTGTGGATTGGTCATAGTCTGGGAATATGTTAGTTGTAACACCAACATAGTTAAGAGTTTGAACCGCATTTGTTACTGCACTTACAAATGTATGTGCTGACTGTGGTAAAGACTGTACAGAACTTGTAGCAGCAGAAACAAATGTATGTGCAGATGTTCCAGTTCCACCTGTACCAACATTAAGATCAATCGTTCCTGTCTGTTTTATTAGTGCACCTGTAGCAACAGAATATAATGAATGGTCACTTGCATCATAATGAGGATATATGCCACTAGAGGATCCTACATTGATAGAGAATGTATTGAGTGTTGTACTTGCTACCGCAACCCACTTATCTCTTATTGGATCACCTAATCTAGGATATGGGTGATAAGTTGCGTTATTATCTTTACTGCATGTAAATGTTAGAGAATCTCCCGCAATTTGTATTCTGTTGCCTACCATGAGGTTATGACCTGCAGATGTTGCTGTTAAAATACCTGCTGTAGGATCATAAATTGCGGTAGATATATTTGCGGTTGCTGTTCCAACTGCGACAACATTAATAGATGCACCCGATACTGGATCAGTTGCACGAGGATATGTTTTCTGTGCAGTGTTACCATCTTGTAAACAAGTAAATGTAAATGTATTGTCTGGAATTACAACTCCCTTACCAACATATAGATCATGTGTACCTATCGTTACTGTCATGATACCTGCATTAGGATCATAGTCTGCGTCTGATGGATTCCAATAAACATTACTACCTGCAGCACCTACATTGACTCTAAAGGTATTTGTAGTGACATTAGAGACAGTTAGATACTGACCATTACCTGCAAGAGGATCAGTTGGACGAGGGTATGTCTTATTACCAGTTCCCATTGTACAACTAAGTGTCAGTGAGTTAGCTCTGAAACTTATAGCATCACCATTTGACAATCCATGATTATTCAAAGTAACTGTTGATATGCCAGTTGCAGGATTGTACACAAAGTTTGTGGGTGTTCCTACATCGTCTTTAGGACATGTAAAGTATAATCCAACAAGTTTTATTTGATCATCAATAGTAAGACCGTGATTTGTTGCGGTAGTTACTGATAATATACCAGTCACATTATCATATTGTGCGGTGCTAATTTGGAATCCTGTACCTTCTGAGGTAGGAATACCAATAATATTAGTAATAGTACCGCTAGAATCTAATTGAGGGAATACTTTTGCACCAACAAAAGGAGCATAACCTCTACCTGGCGTAGATCCTGCCGATATAACAATTCCACCTCTCGGTAATTGGTTCTCGTTGACATCACCAATGTCTATTATCGGTGTCGTAAATCCTTCCGAACTAACACCAGTAAATTGGACTGAAGCAATTCCCGCATTTTCTATAATTTTAAAGTTTGCATCAGTATTATTTTCACTAAATGGTGCTTGGAATATATTATTGATGAATAATACACCGTTACCACCTGTAGTACCGATACCAGTAACTGCTCCACCTACAGAGGTTAATGAATAAGTAGTCTCTAATCCGTCAAATGAATTTGATATATCATCAAATAACTGATTCTTAAGATAATCTTGCCTTAAGAATGTTCTTCCACCAAAGGTTGCTCTAGGATATGGTAAGTTGCCAGGATTAAGTAAACCCAAATCACCACCAAGAGGTGCTTGTGTAAAGTGTATATTACTATCTAATATCTGGAATGATCCTCTAAAGATCCTAGCAGGTTCTCCTGCAGCATGTGGAGTAGCAGCAGTTCCAACTGCACCCCTTTCTACTTCAACTAGACTCCAAGTTCCTATACCAACCGCAGGACCTAAACTAGTTGTACCTACACCAACATTTCTTACGATAGAATATTCATCTTCTATTCTAATAAGATCACCAGATAAGATTGATCCAATACCACTTAATACAAATGCGGTAACAAAACCTGCAACAGGAACTTGTAAATCATAATTAACCGATGTATAAGTTATTGGTTTCTGAACAAGACCGCTAATAGTTATCATTGACTTAGAATCTCTCTTTGCCATTGAGAATCTATGCTTATTACCTGCACCTGAGTCAGGTAAGAATGTTACTGCTGTACCAGCTATTGCGTCATTTTTTGTTAATGCTATTCTATATTCTTCTTCATTATCCTTTATTGCAAATACAAGGTCAGGAAGATATCCAGTTACACCTGCACCTGTTTGATATACAAGAGCAGTACCGCCAATACCTATAAGATTTGAGTCTGGTTTGTATATTAATTGCTCAAAAGTAGAGAAGAAGTGCTCTTGTTTAAATGTACCTGTGGTTCTATCAAGAGCATTAGGATCAGCAATATTAGTTTCTTGTGCATATATTGGGACACCTTGATTCCTTATCGCAAATGTTCTACTATCTCTATTGTTTATTCCCAAGTATTTGGTTTGTGCAACATTCTCAAAAACAGATCCATAACTAATTTCACCAATACCTTCTAATAATCCATTAGGATCTTCGTCTTTGTATAAGATTTCATTATATGCACTAACACTAACTATACCAGAAACTGATGGATGGAACTCAAGATTAATATGCCCATCAGGTCTGTATGTAGATCCAAATGTACCAATTCCCATTGTAGCACCAATAGATGCTAATGGATACTCAGTTATAAAGTTTTGTTGATTATATGGATCAGTTAATAAGTAAATTGAATGGATTGACTGGGTATCTCCAATTGCAACATGAATTGTGGATTTAACAGACAAATCTCTAATACTAGCAATACCACAAACAGTAGCAATACCTGCCTTTGCTTGACTTGTAACTTCTAATCTTGCAGTTCTTTCAGTTCCATCTGGGTCAAATGTGGTATTCTTAAATCTGTAATCTGTTGTAGGTCCTACCACTGAAGGATCTACAGCAATCATTTTAGACTTTATCTCAACTGTATTCTGACTTCCATTTAAGAAATCAAGTTTTAATAGACCGCCATCTATGTAAGAACTAAATGTACCGATAAAATCAGGTGATGATAAACCACTTAAATTTTGTTTAGAGTTAAATGCTGCTAATTCTGTTAGATATGTGTCGGAACCATTATGCATTGCAGCATACTCAAAGAAGTCAACTTGACTAGTTGTTAAGTCACTTACTACAAATTGTATGACTGCAGCTTCAGTTGTTATTGTAGAAACACCAATAACATTAGTTGTCAAAGCAACTCCTAATGTATTTGCTCCACCTACCGTACTAACTGATGATTCTAATCTAATATGACCAAACGCAGTGGTTCCCACTCCAACAGTATCGGAGAAGTTTGATTGGAAAGTCTTAACTTCATAATCAGTATCGAATGGTTCGTTAGGTCTAATTATTAAATCTGTTGCATTAGAGGAATAGCTAGTATCAAACTGAACATAACTGGTTGTAAAACCTAATTGATCATAGTTTTTATCTTCATATTTTTGTAATAGGAATGTATCTTGACCTACGGTTACTGAAATAAACTCATTTAATTGATATTGATTCTTTGCAGGATCTTCTGCTTGATGAACAGTTTGTGTAAAGAACCTTTGGAATTTTCTAGGAGCAGGATAAGTAGCAACAATTCTGTAAGGACTTAAATCGTTAGAATCATTAGACACAAATTGAGGACTAATATCATCATGCTTTAAAACTCTATTAGTTTTGTTTAGTATGAAATCAGCGAGTCTAGTGCTTCTAAGTTCTACAAATTTAGATATATTACCCTGTGCTTGGAAGTCTCTTGCTAGATCGGCAGGATATATCGCATCAACTCTAAGTGGTTCATTGATAAAGTCTAATACTAATCCACCTTTATCTTCCGCAGGAGTAAAGGTTTCACCCACACTCTTATAACCTGGTAACGCTGCATCTGTTATAATTTCAGTATTAGCAAAGTTTTTAAGACCTGTTGGGTGAACAATATCATTAACATAGGTAATTAAGTCTTCATATGTTTTAGGACTCTCTATAGCATAAGACAAATTCTGATAATAGTCATTATCTGGTAAGACTTGGTTTGTATCATTAATTAATCCAACATTATCTCTCCAACCAACTGTTGTCTTAACAGATGCCTGTATATTAAAATTACCATCAAATTCTTCTACTCCAGTAATTCTAGCAGATGATCCACTCAATTTACCGATTAAAATGTCTCCAACTTCTAAATCCTCAGCACCACTAACAATGATATTGGCAGTATTGACATTTACAAAGTCTAATCTAACATCAGCAAAAGGATTAGTATTTCTCTTGAATTTCTCATTCTCTACAAATGTTGAGAATCCTTTAGTAACCTCAAATGTTGCAAGATTGCCAAATTTTGTTATATTACCAAAACCATATATTGCAGTTACACCTATACCTGGATTTGTAGTAAAACCAGTGTAGTCAAAAGTAACCTGTCTTGGATTTGTTGCGTTGTTATAGTCACTAACTCTGAATGGAGTAAATTTATAATCTGCAGAGTTATATCCAGTACCATCATAAGATGTAATACCTTCTAAGAATATAGAGTCTCCAATTGCAATAGGTTCCTTCTTATATCCTAGAATTGGAGTAGATATCTTACATGTCAATATACCTGCGTCAGCAAATGCCTCTAATACCGCAATACCATTACTATTTCTTGTAGGTATTACTCCAAATTCATTTTCAGACAATCCCGAAGGTGGCACACTAATAGTTGCACTAGTAACAGCAGAGTCACTTAAATCGCAAGTGATAAGTCCACTATCCACAACCTCTCCTGTTCCTTTATCAAATATAACAAGTTGAGGTGCAGTAATATATGCTCTACCACCAAAAGATACTCTGACATCTACTATAGTTGAGTAATCAGCAATAGTAAGAACTCTAGGTATAAAAGCATCTGGTTTTAATGTATTATCAGATGGATAACCAAAAACATCATCAGGAACAGTTACTTCGGATAATCTATTAATATCTACTGATTCTACTATCAATATAGCATTAGAACCAGATCCTGCAACACTACTAATGCCAGGTACTTTTTCATAATTTATTCCACGGTTAAGAATAGTTATTGATGATATACCACCATTAGCAGTTGGTGATTGTGTTGTATATGATAAGTTATCACAATTAGCACTAGTATACTGTAACGACTCTGGAGGAAATCTTAGATTAACCTTAAATTCAGTGTTTGACACACCTACAATATTAAATTTTCCTGCATATCCACTATCAACATATTTTACCTGACCTTGATTAACTACACCAGTGTTTTTAGTAGTTGCTACACCACTTGTACCAAATACATTGTAGAATATCAATTCTGGTGAAGTATCTGAGTATTTAAGAATTGTAGTTGGATGGAATACATTATCAAAGGTAGGTATGGTTGATCCAATACCAACAGTTGCAAATGTACTTACACCAATAACCTCAAAAGTCTCACTGGAGGCAGATCCAACAAATTCATTGAAATAATTTGTATCATAGTAGAATTTTAACTGATAACCTGTTAGACTTGGATCACTCATGTCAAAGACCAAATCATTATTCTTGAAAGGTCTTAATTGTGGATTTATTGGGTTTATTGTTTGACCAGATCCACCTTGACTTGTTATGTTAACAAGAACAGGTACACCTGCAGTTTCTGCAAAAGTATTTGTAAGAGATATTGTATTATCATCTACTCTAACAACATAATATTCTTTTTGTTCAATCCCATCAGGTAAATTCGCACCATAGTATAGTATCCTCTCACCTGTGACTAATCTATGATCATTTGCTCTAATTCTGTTTGTATCTGTCCTTATTCCAGATGCAGCAATCTCAAGAGGATTGGTAATTAAATAATCATCAATGACTTTTAATTTAGTATATGTTGTTGTACCAATACCAGTTGAAAGACCTGGTTTTACAATTAAGTCAATTATATCACCATCTTCTAAACTATGGTCAACAGTAGTTTCAACAGTGGTTGCAATTTTTTCAATCGTACCAGTAACTTTGACTGGTTCTACTTTCTCAAACAAATAATCATATACATCAGATCCACCACTAATAAAGGTTAAATCAGCAGAAGTTTTAGTTGTTTTTATTCCAATTGTATCTTCAGTCTTTTTGACTGCATAAACTGTTGATGGAAGATTAAATGTACCTGCATATATTGATGAAGTAGCACAGGAAATATTAGATCCGCTTGTAGGGATAGAAAAAGTCAGTTCGTCATTAGTTTGTAAACCATGATTTTCTAAGTGTATTGTTTTTGTTAATAAAGATCTATCTTTGGTAACACCCATATACTGATAAGATCTAGTTATGGTTTGACTTACTGTAGTACCAAATCCAACAGATTCTGTTGGGTTGAAGTATATCTTTCTATTTGGTTGAGACTCAAAGTACTCAACTGCCAAAGGAATTATAATTTCATCTGTGAAGAAAGAAACTCCAATACCAAGAATACCTGTAGTTGCAGCTGCACCTGATCTACGAATTCTTAATACATTATCATCAGGGAATATATTTAAAATTTGTGCAGTCTCTGATCCAACACCAACAGTTGTTCCTATACCTGCAGAAAATATTTGTGTAGAGAATCCAATGGTAGCACCTACAGAAACTGTAGGAGAAATAGATTGTACTCTAATATCAGTTACAACACCAACAAATCCAGTATCGAGTAAAGTTGTTGAATAGTCAACTAAACTAATTTGATGCGATCCAGTTAATCCAATAATACTAGTGGACAATCCAGAAACCTGCACATAGTCACTTGACTTTAATTGATGGAATGGTTTTCTATGACCAATAACTCTATCTGATCCACCCCATGAGAAAATTATATCTTCAAATTTATTAAAAATAGTACTAATTTTACTTACTTCTTGTCCATTAATTTTATTTACAATTGCATATGCATTACTTCCACCAGTATCCGAATTATCAAAATTTAATGGTGTACCAACAGTATATCCTATGCCTGATTGGACAATTTTAATATTGTCTATTGATCCAGATAGTATTCTCTCAGGGAAAGCAACATTATTGATTGATTTGTATGGTTGAACCACATAATCGTAAGATACACCACTACCAAACATATTGTATGGATTTGTATTTCTAACTAATTCTGAATTCTCAAAGTTAAAATTACTTTGTTTTATCTTACTACCAACTTGTATATTCTCTTCTATTGGGAATCCTCTATAAGTATGCCCAATGTAATATGGGAACTGAGGTGCAATTAAATTATCTACAGTTGCAAAGTATGCATATATTCCTTGAGTATACTCAGGAGTCTTACAAAATCTACCATTATGTTCATCTAAATCACCACTAGAATCATAGTAATAATCTTCTGTAAAATATCCTGCAACAAATTCTGAGGTGTTTGGTCTATTCTTAACTCTAGACTGATCTAACTTGTAAGAAGAAAGCATTCTTCTAGATCCAGATTGATTGTTGTCTCTATCTGAAAATCCAAAAGGACCGTATATTGGGTTTCCATCATATGCCCAACCTATGATAGGAGAGTGACCTGTACCATCATCATTAAATACTGTTCTAACTGTTTCACCATATCCAACACTCTCTATCGCTAATCCACCGTCAACTGCACCTAGATAATCACCATTTGTTGTTTGACTAGTATTAAATTTATTACCTGTTAGTCTTCTAATATTACTTGCAAATGTAGCAGCGTTACCTGGTGCAAGAACTGTTACTGTTGTTGTTGATAATGCGTACCCAACACCTGCTGCTAGAACTTTGACTTTATCAATAGATCCACCGTTCATTACAGCACGAAGTCTAGCACCATTTGCAGTTCCCACTCCAATGACTTCTAAATCAGGAGGACCGTCATAGTTCTGACCTGCTGCTTGAACAAAAGCATCTGATATTCTACCATTAACAATAGTTAGTCCAATCTGACCCAACTCACCATAATTTGTAGTTACTATCGGTGTTTTTTCAAAATTGATTATATTAGATCCATAATCACGACCTTCATCATAAAGAATGGTATCAACAACAGAACCACGGACAATAGGGAATGCTTCTATGGTTCTATTAGCATCATCACTTGTAACAACATTAATATCAACAGTTACCGCAGGATAAAAGAAGTTTTGATATCCAGAACCAGTAGAATCAAATCTAGTGTATAACTTATTAAGATAATTTGTTTGATCAGGTAATCTTGTAGTTGCTAGACCAGAATTACATAATCTAAAACTATTATCATCTATTGTTAATACTTGGTATTGTGCAGTTGTAGATAAACCAGTTATTGCAGTATCATCTGAACTGTAATGAATAACCTCACCATCTTTGAATCCATGATTAGGAAACTCAATAAAATCTCTAACAGTGCTGATTCCACCAATAGTTCCTGTTGGATTTACTGATATTTTTCTATTTGTATAACCTGATCCACTATCAATTACAGCAATTCTAGATATTCTTCGTTTAGTCTCATAATCATTAAACTGATGAATACCGACATTTGAATCACCTGCGGTAGAACCAAAACTTACTGTATTAACACCTGCGACTGCATCAGACTTATTTGTATAAATTTGGAATATATTAGTTGCTGCAACACCAACATAGTAAGATTGACCTTCTACCAAACCAGTATCCAGACCAACAGCAGTACTAGTAGAAAGTGCTATTGGATTATTGTTATTGGCATTGTATATTACTCTATCACCTGTTTTATAGAAATGCTCTTTATTTAAAATAAATCGGTCAGACCCAACATCAATATTACCACCTATTGCAAATTTTTTAGCATTAAATGTAAGTGATCTATATGCCAGTTCTGTTATTGCCTCTGCTCTTGCTCCAGATCCATTTCCACCATGAACATCGACAGATACTACATTTTTAATCTCATATTCAACAGGATCTACTAAAATACCAGTAACAGTACCTGCAACAGATACTCTACCATAAGCAGTGTTAATACCACTTGTGCTAGTCTCAAAACCAACTGAAGGTGGGAATGAAACATCATATCCTCTACCTGCGTTAACTATATCAAAAGATCTTACAGGTCCGAAGTAAATATACTTGTCAGATTTGTAATTTGTAATTTCAACACCATTAATCAACATTCCTGTTGTTCCAGTTTGTGTTGATTCAGATGTTGTCTTTGGTTTTGTACCATCAGTAAGGTTTTGATCTAAAATAAACCTTTTAAGTGTTCCAGAAGGGAAAATAGACTCTCTTGCTTGTTCTGCACGAATAAAGTCATGAATTCCTGTAGGAAGCTCAGTAGGAACAAATCCAACTGCTATTCCAGAAGGAATGAACGATCTTGACTGATATAATTTGATTTTATTGTTTTGTGACAATACTTCAACAAAATATGATGCTTGAGTTAGTCCACCGATTGCTGTAGTGTCTCCTCTTGGGACATATGAGATTTCTTCTCCAGTTTTGAAAGGTACACTGCTTGGAAATGAGAAAATTGTGTATCTATTGGTTAATACATCATAACCTTCAAAATCATTGTTTCCTATCTTTGGATCTGTTAATGTTGCGGTTATTTTTTCAGTTGTAATGTCATATGAAGGAATAGAGTTAGATGCAACATAACCTTCCTTTAAATTAGTAGGAGAATACTTAGCATCAAGAATATATGCGTTAGTTACATCTGCAAGTATCTGATCTTGACCACCAACGATGGGAACTCCTGTACTTGTTGCTTTTTCTTGTATTCTTCTTATATCATAGCTAATACCAGAGGCAGCTGTAATGGTTCCTGAGAGAGTTACCTCATTTAGTGCAGTATTTACGAAGTTTACATTTAAACCCGTTGCAACGACCGTCTGAGTGTTTCTGATGACTATTTCTACTGTATCGTTCTTCTTTATACTTGCTTTATCAATCCTACCCTTCAATCTAAAAGTAGTTCCAAAGAATTGTTCTATTTCATACCTTGCACTAGTGTTATAAACCCAAGAATTGAAAAATACTTGCGAATATGTTTTATCTGTTGGTGGATTCTTAACATATCTACCTAAATTCTTAACTTGTATCCTAGATTGTTCAGTTAGTCCATATAAATTCTGTAAAGACTCAAAATTACTAATTACACCAGTCAATCTCATGTTGACTCTCTTACTTAAGTCGTTATCTTCAAATCCATAGACTAAAGTAGGTGCATATAATTCAGTTGCTGATGGAATCTCTTTTAGTGCAGTTGTAACACCGATAAACTGGTTTATAGTCTTTTCTGAATAGTCTAATGTCTGATAAAAGGAGTCATCAGTCACTCCAACTTGGAAAGTACCTGTTTGCCCAAATCCTATGGTAGAATCAACTGTAATTACTGTTGCACCGATTCCAATTGTGCCTATTGACTGTGTTTTGCCAGGTATTACAAAATTACCTTCGATTAAGTCTCTATCATCAAAACCAATAAACACAGATATGCGATAATAGTCATCTCTTATCTGTACAACATCAGAAATAGGTCCTGACGCAGCATTTACTAGGTCATTACCTATTTCATTATCTTGGTATAGTGTTTGACCTATTAATTTAAGTGGATCACCTTCTATTACCCTAACAGCAAAAGATTCTCTTCTTAAGTAGTTGGCAAATGATGGTTTTATTAGATATTTCTCAAGATCGTTGATTTTTGGTTCTAAACCAAATAATGCCTTGAATAAAATCTTAAATGACTCATCAGTACCTTTAGATTCATATAAATTTCTTGCTTCTTTTATAAAGTTGTTAACATTAAGCTCAGGACTTAGTGTGACACCCTCTAGACCAGGTGTGTATTGTGCTTTCAACTTAGTATAGAACTCTTGTAAGAATAATGCACTTAAATTCTGTATACTTGCTCCAGAATCGTGTTTAGCAGGTGTAGTATCTGTATATGTTAGATTGTATGGGTCATTGGTAGTACGGTATGTTGTGATACCACTAAACCCTCTTGTACATCCTGTAAATGTATTAGTAGTTACACCTGTATATGTTATAATCTCATTATCAATCTTTAAAAGACCATACTCTTGTGGAAATCCTTTGGTATTAGGAGAAACTGTTATAGTATCAGTTGTAGAATCAATACCAGATGAAATACTTGCTATTCCTGCAACAACTTCTTTAGTTAAATTATCAATCTTAATATATTTGTCAATATTCTCCCCAATATCAAGAGAACCACCTTGATGTTCTTGTGATATGTAATATTGCTTTAAAAATTCTTCTAATAGTGGATTCTCTGCCTTTGCAAACTCTGGAGTTTGATCTCCAACAACTTGATAGGTCTTAACCCTAGAAGATAATGGACTGTAGGTTTCTATCATTCGTTTTATGACCTAATTAAAGTACCATTTGAGTAACTAGAGGTTGTTCTATATCCAATTCCAGATATTTGCTGTCCAGAAGATATTGTATCTCTGACCATATTTATCTTAGTATTTGACATGTCCAATTGAAGGTACAAATCCTTCAAACCTATGATATCATTAGATTCTGGGAATGCTTGAATCTCAATCAACCCATTTCCAAGTGTTGTGTTAGTGATATTCAGTGTATTGATAATTATTTCACCTTTTACATAATCTACTGTTCCTGCAGATGGAAGAACAACAGCAGATGAGTCTGCTGCAACCTCTGCTAATTGAATAACTGCTAATTGACCTGTTTTTAAGTCTGGATTTGGAATATCTGTAAAGTAAAGTGTATCAGATCGACCAGAAATTGTAAATCCTGTACTTTTGATGTTTTTACCATCTTTATTTACATGGAATTGATTACCATAGCATAATTCATACTGAGCAAACGAATTAAAGACAGGTTTTAAGTCTCTACGCATTATAATTTTAGTAATATTTGATGTAATTGCTTTATTTGTCTCATCAATAACTGATACAGAGTCAGAATACTTAAATCTTCCCCCAAATCTGTTTAAATTAGTAGAAGTTCCATAATTTGTTAACGATTGAGTTACTTGTGCTTTTAAAGTATCAGTTTCATCGTATACATTTGTATTATAATAGACTGCACTGTCAAGTTCGATGTATAGAATCTTAAGATCAACTATTTTTTGGTTAATTCCTGCTATGGAGTAACTCTTTAACTCATCTAAGATTCTTGTTTTTGTAAAATCAGATAAAAATGTTGCATTTCTTGGTTTTATACTCAATAAAACAGTACCAAACTCAGGTGGATCTAATTCTTCACCGCCAACCACTGAAACAGACTCTGCATCAGGAAATACACTTTGTATTATTGCCTCGTAATCCTTTGTTGTGACTGCTCTGTACTGTGATGAGTACACTCTGGGTGCAATATACTTAATAGACTCTATAGTTTCAATATCACCACCACCTTTTGCATTCTGAGTGGTGTTTATAACAGGTGTTGCACTAGCAGCGAGTGGATTACCCGCATCATCTACCGCATCTGCACTATATGAGAAGAATTTACCATCATTACCTGCTTTTCCTTCAGTAATAATATAACTTATTTCTATAATATCTCCATCTTCTAGTTTTGTACCGAAAAATCCATCACCAAATAGCAACTCATACTTCTCATCTTTGATTTCTTGTATCAAATAGATGTTTGATGATGCACCTAAACTTGTAATGTTGTCAATTCTTGAATATTCTAGTCCAGATGATGCTCCACCCTTTCTTACAAACACTCTAATTGACTCAGTATCAATAAATGAGTTCTCTAATATAAATTTTTGATCCAAACTAGCGTTTACGACAAAGTTTTTCTTTAAAAGTGTTCCTTGATATACCGTAAGGTTCTCAAATTTAGCAGTTCTTGGTGGATTTGTTAAAATATTACTTCCTGCATCTATTGGAGAAGCTGCAATTATATCTTCTGGTATAGAAAAAGTAAAAGAAGTGTTATTTGATGCTCCTACACATACTAATCCTTTGTTTAATTTAACTGTATTACTATTTCCATTGAATTTAAAGTCAAAATTTATTATTGCTTGAGCAGATTTACGAGATCTTGGTACATATCCTATATTTCTTGCCAAAGAAACAACATTTTCTCTCAGAGTTGCTGAATCCAAGAAGGATTCATTGACTACCATGTTACTATTGAACGCAGAGATATAAGTATTGTACGCTAGAATGTCTATTAAGATCGACATGTTCGATCCTTCAAAGTCAAAATCAGTAAAATTACTGTTTGATCTTAGATATTGACGAATCTGATCCTTAATTTGATCAAAATCTAAATTTGTAAACTTACTTACTGGCATTTTGTTACCTAGTTGCCTCTAAAATGAACTCAAATCCCTGTACAGATCTACCTTGACCTACGATTTCGTAATTAATTGACATCTCGTACTCATTTAAGTCAGGTCTAGGAGTAGCTACTACTGCAACATTCGCTATCCTTGGTTCGTATGTTGCTAAAAGTGTCCTAACTTCATCTGCTATGACTCCTCCAGTAGCAATATCACAAAAACCAAAGAGAAGATCTGATACTTCTGATCCAACATCACTATAAAACCTTTCTCTTATTCTAGTCTGGACAAGATTTCTTACAGAACGCATGATTGCCCTCTCGTTTTTGAGTACACCTAAGTCTCCTGTAACAGGATTAGGTACAAAATCGAGGGTAATATCTTTATAACTATGTGATTTTTTAGTTGCCATCAAAATTGGCACAGGGTTCGTGAGTTATTTATACCCTATTTTTTAATTTTTTTCAACTACACTCAGAACTATGGTCTAATTCGTAGTATTGATCCTCATAATGGAGTCCATCATTGCCATTTTGACCTATTACATCCATTCTTTTCTCGTCCCACTCAGCATCTTTTAGTATTTCGTCATATAAATGCTCATCTACTTTTATTTTCTCATCTATGTAATCCTTTATTTTCTTTAGAGATTCTTTCATAGGAAGAGATTCTACACCGACTATCTCGTCGGTTATAGAACCATCTTGTTTAATAGTGAATTTTACAGTAATCATGTTTAAAGAAAATCGAGCAACGCTCGCTCGCTAGTTTTTACCCTGTCCCCTATACTTTTTACGAGCAGCGTTTCGGGCGGTGCTAGAATATTTTGTATTCTTACCGTTTCCCTGTCTAGTTTTTTTGTTTATCTTTCTATCTATCATTATATTACCCTAGTTTTTTCATGACCAACCCTAATTCTAGGATCACACCATATCTCAAAACCTGCTTCTAGTGCATCTAAACAGAAAGATACATCTTCTCCGCACATGTCTTGTACATCACCTGATTCAAAGACTTGCATCTTAGGAGCAAACCAAGGGTATTTCATCTCTTCATGTTCCCATACACCATTCTTAATAAGAACCCAACCAAAACCAGTGTAATCGACTGTGAATGGTTTCTTTCTCTTAGACATAGTTTCACCAGTTTCGTGATTCATGACTCCTCCATTATTACGGAAGTTGTCTTCATCTAACCAGTGAGCAACTGAAGTGGTTTGACCATCTTCTGTCATATACCAACCTGCTGCTATATCCTTCTCCATTAATACTAGTTGAAGTAACTGTTCTGTCTTGAATACTATATCTGAGTCAATCCATAACTGATAGTCATACTTTAACTTACCATCCCAAGGTACTTGATCAGGTCCTCGCAACACATTAGCACCTAAGCACTTGCAACGAGCAAAGTTAACCATACTACTATAATCTTGCGATATCTGTATGCTTACTCCATGTTGAACTAAGTCAAATGCCATTTGAACGAAGCTCTTTAGAAACACATATGAACAACCACGACCTGGCATACAGAAGACGAGAGACTTACCTCTCAACATTTCCCATGCTTTATCGTAATCCCATTCTGTTGTCGCCTTTTTCTTGGCAGGTGACTTTGCCTTTACTGTAAATCCTTTAGCCATAATGTTAGTAACAC